AAGAAGCCTCGCCATCAGAACCAGTTCCTGTGTATGTTAATATTGGTGTATTGCCTACATTATCAGGTTCGTCTGGCATTTGCTTACCACCAAGACTTAGAATTCCTGCTTCTGTCATTGATTTTGCATATTCTTCCATCGCATCAGCAGTTGAAGTAGATGTTTTCAATAAATCTGGATTATCAATTACATCGAAAGCTGTTATCAGCGGTTCACCTGCTGCTGCCTTTTCAGCATTTAATAAACGTAGTCTTTCCATCTCTGCTTCGGAAAGTCCAAATAAGTTGACACCACTAGTGGTGACAGCTGTATTAAGACCATCAGCAGTCGCATCATAATCCATATTCAAAACATCTGCGTTATAAGTCTTTGTGTCAGCAGCTCCAAGAGTTACAATCTCTGTAACAGTGTCAACAGCTGCATTACCAACATCGCTAACAAAATCAACTGCGGAACTGACCGTGTTGCTTATTGCGTTAGTAACCGCTGAAGCACCAGAAGAAATTGCATTTCCTATACTCTCGAAAAATCCTGGACTGTCGTCATCATCGTCGTTACTGCTAGAGCTAGCAGATGATCCACCACCACCCCAACTAAATCCAAATAAATAAGCAGGAACACCATCAGGACCAGCAACAGGAGGAATATTTCCTCTATAGTCTTGAATAAGACTCTCCTCTTCGGGATTAATATATGCCAGCATGTGTGGCTGACCACCAATAGTCGTTTTTCTGGGGATAGAATTTAGTGCTCCATAATTCATGCTGCTGGTGCTCCTTGTTGTTGCGGTGGTGGCATTGCTGCCATGACGTTGCCAAGTGCACCTAGCTCACCTTGATTCATCTTCTGGCGAATCTCCATTACTTTTTGCATCAGGTATTGGTTTGCGTCGAATGGTTGATTTCCTTGCTGGGGTGGTTGTCCTTGAGGTAAGCCACCGAATGCTGCTGGATTTATTGGTCTAATAGAAGCTAACAACTCATCCATTTTTCATAGCCTCCATTTGAATTTTAGCTGCATTCTTTTCTCGTTCTAATTGCAACTCAGCTTCTAACTTTAAAACTTTCGCTTCTAAATCTGCACGAGCTTTGGCTGCATCGATTTCCATATCTTGTTTGGCTTCAGCTTCTTTAATTGCGATTGAGGACTGTGCTTTAGCTTGGTCTGCAGCGATTTGGGCTTCCGTCCTAGCTTTGAGTGCTTCAGCTTCGAGTTGTGCGAGTTGCTTGGCATATTGTAATGGATCCTGCTGTTGACCTTTCGGCTGAATTGCAGCAATCGCTTTCATCTGAGGTGCCTCTTGCACAACCTGAGCAGCACGCTGACTGATTAGCCTGTCTAAGTCTGGGTTGATATCTTCGAACTGGAAGTCAGCTTCTTTCAAGTCCGGAATAGTTGGCAATGGCACACCAATACTTGCTTCCATTCGAGTTCTATAAAGCAACGCTATATGCTCAGCAACATGGGCAACTAAAACAGGTTGCATGCCTGCAGCTCCAGGATTTCCAGCGAGCGATGGGTCTTGTAAAAACTGCATATGAACTGCGATATGCGACTCGTGGTCTTGCTCTATAAATGCTTTTATTGGCTTGCCATACATAACAGACATATTTTCATCGATAGGATCTAACATCGGTGCATCTGCAGGCTTGACCAATATCTCGTCAATATTAGGAATTCGAATCGCTTCATACATACGTTTATAAGCAGCATACATATCGTGCATGTCTGGAGCTGATTGAGCCATCTGTAAAACAGCTTGAGCCTGAGCAATCCTCTGGGCAGTAGAGAAAATGTTGGGGTCACTGACTGGGAGAATATCAATGCGTTCGTTAAAGTCAGCAGCGAACACTTCCGAGTCGCCACCTATCAACGAAAATGTAAACTGCTCCGGAAGGTTTTCGGCATTCAAGTCGGCTAGGAGCTTGAACTCTTGACCTTGGGAATAATGCAACCTTTTATGGATCGCCGAGAACGCTTTGCTGCCTTGTTCAATTAAGGCAACTGTCGAACCAACAGGTGCATTTGGGTTCACATCCCCAACATTGAGATCAGCTGTACTTGCAAAACGCTGACCTGCCTCTACAATATAGCCGAGTAAACTGAACAAAGATCCGCTTGGTTCTTTGAAAGGCAGTGGCATTATTGCTTTGTTAACATCGTCGACTGTTGCATCTAAATCGACAAACTCTCCAGGATTTACCTGAACCTCACCACCCGAAACTCTGCCTCTTAATTTGAAGCCACCTTGCATATTGCTAAATGCAGCGGAGTCTAAAAGAGCTCGTAAGGATCCAGTTGCTGCTTTACCCAGACCACCAATAAGATGATATAAGCCAAAGCCATAAAAACCCAATCCAGGAAGGAACTTATAAGATACAAACCAATCCCTGCGTTTCTTTAGCTCGTCGTCTTCTTTCCAGTTACGACGAATGCTAACAATAGATTCATTGTCATAGTCTACTGTAACAACATAAGGAATAGCAACTGCATTGTCGTCGTCTGGGTCTTCTTCCTCGAACGAGTGATAAACATGCATCTCTAAAAGAGTCATTATATTGTCTTGCGAGTCGTCGGCATACTGGTCGACACCTTCTATCTCGCCAATAACGTCACCTGATGGATCTAAATCGCCACCTTGGTCGGAGCTTGGTAAATAATAGCCAGACTGAACATAACGATTGTAATCGTTTTTCGGCATGCGAATAACATGCGTGTATCTAGGTGAGGTGTGTAAGTCTTTGCTTTCCGGAGCGACGACGAAGTCTTCAGCTTTTACGAACTGCGAACATTGCCTGTCCATATTGCTGTCCCACCAAACCTTTTTAAATGTCTGGCCAACGAGCGGTAAATGGAAAAGCATTTGATCTAGATCAGGGAAATACTCTGGCATCTCCTGCGTGATCTGATAGTTCATGTATTCACGAACTCTGCGAGCTTGCTCCTCAAGTTCCTCACTTGGGTCGCCAACAATAACTGTTTTAACTGGACCACCACTAGGATAAAGTTCAGCGATAGCTCTAGCATTAAACTGCGTTGCAGCTTCAGCAATCATAGGATGCACAACTGTGCTAAGTCCACGAGTGGCACGCTCATCCTCGGATTCATCCATGCCACCATCTGGGTCTAGCGTTTGCAAACCTTTTTTGTATCGTTCTTCCCACTCCGAGCGAGCTTCACGATCATTATTATAATATGTAATGAGTTCAGATGCAGCAGAGTTGAGCTCTTTATCAGACATCTCCTCAGCTAAGTTCTGGTCAAAGGTGCTGTCTGTTTCCGGAATATTGTCTAGCTCTGGGTCTCCGATTAAAACATCATCACCAATTGTTTCAACTTGTAAGTCATCAGCAGGAGCAGGTTCTGCAAAGGGAGCTAACTGTTGTTGAATCGCAACTGGTTTTCTAGCCATACAATGTTATCCTTCTTTTTTCCTCATAATCATCGTCATCCAAATCATTAGAATGCGTTACAAACCAACCTTTTCGCAGCCTCAACCATGCCTGTGTGCAGGTGTCAACAATGTCATCATTGTCGGTCGCAGGGAAAGCTGCACAAATATCAATTAAATTCTTAGCCCATTTTTTGTCAGAAGGATAGTAAATTCTTCCATCTTCTAAAAGAGCCGAGGATGCATGGGCACGAGCTTCTTTATCTCTGTCAGGCATATACTCTAGAACAGGCACACCTGCCATGCGTAAATCTTGCAATAGAGACTGGCCAGAAGCTTTCTTTTCTATCAATACTGCGTCAGGTTCCCAGTCGTAATATGCTTCTTGTGCGAGCTTTCGGAGCTCAGGATAGCTGACACGATCATACCACATCTCTAGCACCATTGCGTTTATCTGGCCATTCATGCGGAAAACTCCCCATGTTGTGCGAGCAGAATAAGATGACTTTTCTTTAACGCTGAATGCTGTATCCCAAGACTGCAAAACATATTCTATATCTGGGAGATCGTCTTTTTCCCATGGCACCCACCACTCAGCTTTTAGAATACCGCCACCTTTGGGCATTGGTCGTTGTTGTAGCTGACCTGCTGAGGCATAACTGCCAAGCGATCTTTCTAAATTGTCTAATGTTTTAGTGTCAATTCTATCTGGCCAAAGAAGCTCGCCTTCCTTGGTTCTTGGGTCGGTGAATCCTAATCGGGATCTTGTTGGTGTCGGATGACCAATCTCATAGCGAGCAGGGATGCATAAATGATCCCACTCATCACCCATCTCATTTGCTAGTATGTGGCCAGTTAAGTCTCTTTCATGCACTCGCTGCATGATAATAATGAACGCACCAGTTTTAGGATCGTTAAGTCGAGTTTGCATAGCCTGATCCCACCACTCAAGCACACCATCCCTGACAGCTGACGACTCACTTTCTCTAACATTGTGCGGATCATCGATAACTATTATGTCACCACCTTCACCTGTTAGAGCACCATCAACCGAGGTTGCAATCCTTGCACCAGTATGGTCGTTTTCGAATCTCTGCTTCTGGTTTTGGTCGCCAGTCAACTTAAATGATTCGCCAAAGTGTTCCTTATACCAACGAGAATCGATGAGCCTTCTACACTTTACCGAGTCCCTAATGGAAAGAGAACCAGCATAAGATGCATACAGGAATTTTTTGCTTGGCTGGATAGTCCAAGTCCATGCTGGGAGCGCAACAGCAACCGAGATTGATTTCATGTGCCGAGGTGGAATGTTAATTATTAGACGTTTAATATCTCCTTCAACAACTGCCTGCAGATGTTCGGATATTGCATCAATGTGCCAGTTGTCGTGAAAGTCTCGTCCTGGTTCAATCGCTGGCCAAGAGCTCTTGGTAAACTCCTTCAGTGATCTCCTCATCTTCTCCGCTCGGACTTCCTTCAATGACAGCGTGCTCAAGAACTCGTTCAATTGTGGTGAGGTCATTGTCTGTTAATTTGCTTATATCAAGCACCTTTCTCTCTTCAATTTGTGCTGTTATTTCAACAGCCTTTAAATCAGGCACGCATTTGCCCAATAAAGTCTTTGCTGCCATCACCCTCAGCTCAGGATCAGCACCAATCTTTCCAATATTCTCAACTTTTCCATCTTGATCTTGTGTGTAAACAGGGAACATCTCTTTGCCATGCATAACCGAAGCGAGAAATCCCACAGGGTCAGCTTGTCCCATAATCCAATTTATGGTGGCTGGATGGTTCCATTTTTTATAACGAGCTTGACGATGCTGCGGAGGCTTCTGATTCTTTAGTGGCTCTACAGACTTGAACTTTCCATCCCACTTTTCAGGCTCAACTTTACGACCATTATTGACTGGTCTTTGTACTTGTATCTTCTTGCCTTTTCCTGACACCAGATTATTCTCCTCAAAACCTTTGTTTGCAGTGGTCAACTGAGAATTAACTGTATCCTATTTCTGGGCAAAAAGAAACCCCACATTTCTGCAGGGTCTCAGTTGAAGGAGTAAAATATGAACATCTAAGTCTCTGGGCATTTACTTAACTCTTAACATCTCGAGCGGAGTAATGCAAGAGTTGTAAGCTGTCCAAAGCTCTCTATCCCAAGTTTCACAACCGAGGAATAAGTTTATTATAACAAAGCACAAGAAAAAAGATACAACTAAAATCATGGCTGTTGCCAGAACGGAATTAAGAATTGTTTTTATCATTACAAATCCCCTTCAA